CCTAATTTCCAATCACCATTTATGATTAATGCTTTAATCTTATCGTAAATAGCTCCACCATGCTTTGCAACAATGTCTTCAATGTCAAGGCCAATATTATATTTAGTTTCGTTATATTCACCGCTATTGATTAAGTCTATTGCAATGTCATTAGGGAATGTAAAATTCGACCAATCTGGTTTAACGTCTTCACCTGTCTTATTAGTTAAACAAAAGATGCTCATTTTTAAATCTCCTCTAATACAAACTGAACTATTATGTTCTTAGCGTTTTCCCATCCATTCTGTTGATGAAATAAGAACGCATATTGTTTATTTGAACTTAATACGAAGTTCTCTGAACTCGCATCGTAAATATAATTTCTACCTGTCGAATGCTTCTGTGTGATATTGCTACTCTCACTATCAATTTCAAATTCAAGAGTTCCGTCATCATCAACGTTATAATCGTAGTCGTAACTTTCAGAATACACTTTAATTATTGACTCTAAGTCTCCACCGTTACTATCACCTTCATATTGATTATTAAATGAAACCTTAACAACCTTTAAATCTTGAAAAGGAAGATAAGAACCGCGATCTGTTCTTACTTCATTGATCTCTAAGAATCTCCACCACGTTGAACTGTTATACCCCATCATTAGAACGTAACGTGCTTTAGAACTATTACTTGATCTTAACTTCCAAACAGGAACACCATTTAATGATGTTAAGTCGTATTCGTTACCATCGTTCGGGTAAGCTGGAACATCTGCAATATCAACGAGCTTAGAACTTGCTTTATTTACTTGCGACCAAGTATGAGTATGATCTTCTGTACTTGAATAGAAAACCCAAACATTTGATTCTGATCTATAACGGCCAGCTTCATCATCATTTTCATCGGCCAAAACTATAAAGACTTCTCCATCATGTTCTGACGCTGTTGGAAGATCTTAATAATATTTTACAAAGTTTGAACCTTCAATATTTGCAATATCATCCATCGTTGCAACTGCATTGCTTGATGAAGGACTATTTGCGTTGTCGAGAGCATCTTTCTGATCTGTTGTTGGTAATGTTGCGTGAGTATGTCCAGTTTCAGAATATAAAGAATCGCCATTAGATTTAGTTAAGAAAGGATTTCCAGAGTTTGGTGTTTCTGCATTAGACATTGCAGATTTTTCGTTTGAGGTGGGATCATTTGCATTATTATGTGTCGAATAATTAAGACTTAACTGTTCTTCTGGTAACTCTTCTATTTCTGTTTGTTGGAATCTATCGTGGTTAAGTGGATTTGTATTTACCTTAGTTCCCATAGCATCTACACACTCACTAGGAACTGGGTGTTGTTGATCCTCTAATTGTCCACTTAAACCTTCAACATTAATTTCATCTTCACCATCTTTAGCATGTGAAGATGCGTGTAGTTCTGGTTCGATAACGACTCTATCTCTTCCAATTTCGTCTTTACCTGTTACGTTATCCCAACCAACTAACCAATAAATTTGTTCTGTTACATTATCGAAATATTCAGCACCATTTCCAATTGATGCATCTCCATTTGCAATAGCACTTAACAGATTGGAGTTTGTTCTATATCTGTAATAAACAGAAGTATCCTGTGGAATTTGAAACTCTTCATTTGCAGAAAAGCCCTTTACCCAAGATGTTTCAACATTTGTATTATTTCTAATAAATATTATTCTTACTGTACTCATTACACTATCCTACTTATCCAAGGAACTAAACATAAGTCTCTACAGTTTTTACCTTGGTCTATATATTTAATTCTCATCCCTGTTCCTGCTGTAAACGTCAAATCAATATCTTCAAAATAACCATAATTATTTGTAGAATTTCTAACTTCAAATTTAGTTAAGTAAGTTGTTCCATCTTCTCTATAAATCTCAATATCAAAATCTCGATCATTATTATTATTAGCCCAAGTTAATTCATTTAATTTTGTGTTAACTGGAAAGATAATTGGGACATCTGGCGTTAGATTAGAATAAGAAACCCAATCATTATTTGAAACTGTTCCGTTATATATCAAAGGTAATCCTGCTCTTGGAAAACCTTCTGCGTTTTGTTTTGCGTATTCGATTGCAGATTGCACCTCTTCAATAGTTGAAGGGAAGTCATTGAGCGATGTATCGAACATAACTGTCCGTGCAATCTGAAACTTTTTTCGAATGATCTTCAATAAACTCATTCACCACCTACTAAGATCATTTCGTAATTTGTTCCAGCATTATTTGAAACTATTTTTACGTTACCAACCTCAACAAGGCCACTTACTTCTATAGAATCACCTATAATAACTGTTTCGCCATTTGTTAGAGGATCTGATCCATCAAAGGTTACATAAATAACATCTTCAAAACTATTCTTACGTATTCCTAGCACTGGATTATGTATTGAAACAGCAGTACAGTTTTCACCATCTGTTCTGTCGATAGTTAAGACACTTGTCCCTACAACTCCATTTTTATGTTCCGGAGAAGACTGAATATTATCTTGAATCTCTACATCAAAATCATTAAATTCTGCCATAATTACTTCCAGGAAATCTTTTCTGTTTCGTTATTTCTATGTTCTTTAGATAGTTCTATTATCTTATCTAAAAACATATCATCTATTTTAACTTCTATTGTTGTTCCAAATTCACATAATTTGCCTTTATATGATTTATCTGGCTTCTTACCCTCTTCTGTCATATTCTTAAACGACTCAGATAGCATCATAATCATAGATGGTCTTATAACAACTTTAATCTTTTTTTTACTATCTTCAAATGTCCCAATAAAAAAAGAATCACTTTTATTTTCTGATAGTTTTCTATGAGCTTTTATCCAATTTATTTTCTTATAAAACCTTTTAAAGCCTGCAAGATTAAGTTTTCCATCATTTATTAGCATATAGTAATCCTTAGATAATTATACCTTATTTTGATATAAAAAAGGCAAGCTATAGTGCTTGCCTTTTTAATCATTATACTAATAAGAGTTAGAATTACTTATTATACAGTTCTGATGTGCATACTTCCTGAACCATTAGCATCACCATGAGTAGAACTTCTCTTTTTAATTTGAAGTTTAATCTCAAGGTTTGCTGAACCAGGAATCTCAATTCTGGCACCGTCTGACCAAGACTCACTTGTTCCAGGTACAGCAGAAGAGTTGATGTCTGTCTTATAAACAATAATATCAGATGTATCATCTGTCACGATTCTCATCTGAGCATTTTTGTCACATGTCCACTGATAACCATAAAGATAAGCTGTTCCAGAAGTATGAGAATATGATGCAACTGTTACCCATGGAGTAGCTAATGCTGTAATAGTCTCAAGTCCGTCACCTGCTGCCGCAAGAGCATCTGTAACAGTATATTGCTCAGCTCCAACTGGAGTTTGAACTGCAGAAGTTACAAGACGACCTTCACTATCAACTTGTAGTGGAGCATAATCGCCATCAGCACTAACTAGTGAACCACCTGCGTCATTTCTAACTGCAAGAGGCATTGTACCAGAGTCACCAGAAACGTGAGCTGTATCTTCTACGTGAGTAAGGTTATCTATGTCTGTTTCTATGTTACCTATGCTTGTATCGATACTACCAGTATCAACCTTGATGCTATCTAATACAGTATCTATCTCTGTAAGTTTAACAAGAGCATCTGTATCATGAACATAAAGTTCACCATTTACATTAATGAATAATGAAGCATAGTCACCATCAGCACTAGTATTAGCATTAGTTGGTCTTGTATCTGATCTTACACCAAGAGTATAAGAACCAATATCACCACTAGCGTGTGCTGAGTCTTCAGCTTTATCAGCACCAGAAGCAATTGATACTTCCGCATCAACTCTTAAACGACCATTAGCATCAACTTGCAATGGAGAGTAATCTCCATCCGTACTAACTAATGAACCAGCTGCATCATTTCTTACAGCAAATACTGATATACCAGCATCTCCACTGACATGTGCTGAATCTTCAAGGTAACGACCAGATATAATCAGTCTACCTAAACTATCTAACTGTAATTCGCTAAGCTGTGTATCTGTTAGTGTTGGTAATGACGCATTATAAATACCTACCAATAATCCAAAATCTTCCATATAACCCTCCGTTAATGAACTTAATCTTCCTTAATAAAGTCTTCATAATCCGGACAAATATCTCTGTTAATTTCTCTTATCTTTTCAATGATAACAAGAAGATCAACATTATATTTATCGTGAAGAAACTTTTCCCATTCTTTGGTTTTATCTTGATTCTCTTTTAGCTTATTTACAGCCTCTTGTTGGTCTTTAGTTCCACCAATAATCTGCTTTATTCTGCTATTAGTTTCATCTTTTAGTTGTTTAGTTAACTCGAATACTTCTTTGATACCTTTTGTCGGCTTGTATTCTTCAAGTACTCCAACCTGTAATGTTAACTCTAATGTTTTAGAGTTGATAGTAAGTAAAGCCACTTTATTTCTCCTTTATATTGTATCATGCAATGTCACTAAGACTTGATGAATCCTTCCAATCTTATGAATGTTTTTGCTGATGCAGTAAGTAAATTAGACCTATATCTTTCTGCTTGAAATGTAATAACTACGACACCATTGTTATTAAAAACTTCTGCCTGTTCTAACTTTATATCACATATACCATGCATCGGTGACGTGCGACCAACTGCAAATAAATTTGCATCACCTATTGAGGTTCTATACATTCGCCATGTGCCAAATGTTTTTGCATCACCTAATAACCGAAACATTCTAGAGTCATTTGAGGATGCTGTAAATATGCCAACTGTTGTTTCAGAAGTATCTGTAAAAGTAGCATGCTCTGTATATATTACAGGAGTACTACCATCTGTATAGTAAACAGGTAGAGGATTAGCATCTGAAACTCTTTCTCCATATTTGTCTACTAATACTACTCTTCTAGCTACTACTGGCTCTTCTTCGTATGTATGTCTTTCTATCTCTTGTTCTGGAACTGGTGGTCTCTTCTGCTCTCTAGCAAACATAACAGCGTTGTCTGCTGCTGTGTAAGCAGATACATCTGACCTACTGTGTATTGGATCATCTGGATTACCAAGGAATATAGTATCTTGTTTTAGTATTCTCTTTACTTGAAACTGAGCATACCCTACAGTATCAGAGGATAGGGTGACGATCTGACCAACTCTAAATAAGCTGGTATCGCTTACCTTTATCTCACCTCTTGTACCACCATTTGCTAACAGTGATTGTTGTGAGACTGCGAGTATTCGCTTCTCTGTTATCTTTTGCATGACCTAAACCTATTCCATAAGGCTACACCCTGTGTGTAGCTATTATTTAATATTAATCTTTACCTACTGACCTATTAGCTTCGTTTCTTAACTCTCCAGGCGATCTTAATGTCCTTAAGTGAGCAAGTAACTGCTTCTTCTCTTCATCAGTTAGGGCACTCATCTCATTGCCAAAAGTACTATTCTCTTCAGATATATCGTGTGCTGAATCTTTTGGTGACTTAGGTAAATGTGGCTTGTTATCTTTCTTAAGATTACATTTATCCATTTCCCACTGACCATTCTTATAAAATTTCAATGCAGACATAATTATCTCCTAATTTACTACATTATCAACAAGTTTTCTTTCATGCTTATTGCTCTTATCATCTTTCTTATCTTCTCTCTTTACCTTAGCATCTTTATCTTTATGCTTTAATTTTTGCTCAAGTTCTTTTTCTTTATATTTAAGTTCAAGTTCTCTAGCACGGCGAGCCATATTATAGTCTAACTCTTTCATTCTTCGCTCGTGCTCTATCTCTATATCATTTAACTTACCAACACGATCAATATCAATACTATTAATATTCTCAACATGTTCAGTTTCTGCACCAGATTTGGCTTGTCCCATTGCCATCTCTTGCTGCTTGATAGCAAGCTCATGCTCGTGCATCTCTTGTTTTCTCTCATCTTCAGGATCATGGTGTACAGTGTGTCCGTGTATGACATGAGCTATCTCTGTTGAAGAATATCCCATCTCTGTCATTAGTTTCTCAATTTCTTCAGGTAGTAGTTTTTCAATCTCTTCTTCGCCACCTGCCTCTTGAATCACATCTGCAGGAATATCTTCTTCTGACTCTGTAGCAGTGTCGGGCTCATCTGAACCTCCCTCTTCCGAGTCTTCTGTATCAACTGGCTCCTCTCCTTCTTCAGTTCCCTCAAGAATTCCATCGCCATCAGTATCTTCCATTTCTTCTTTACTACCAATTGAACCTAAGAGGCCTTGTATTTCATCTTCCGAAAGCTGTTCATCATCTTGCCCTTCTGGTTGTCCTTCTTCACCTTGAGTAGGTTCTTCACCATCTTCTTCAGTCTCTTTCTCATCTTTATCTCCTTCAATATCTATATCCATGAAAGCATCTTCGTGCTTTAAGTCTTTCTTAATAAGTTCCCACCTCTCTAAGATAGACTTACTCATCTTTTTCTTGTCTTTGTCAGCATCTTCTTCCATGTCATTTAAGCGAGTATAGTAATCTGGAAATTCTTTAAGATGATCCATAGCTATCTCTCTAGCTATACCTTTATCTTTAGTGTGCTCCATTTCAACTTTGATACCCATCTCTAATTGTTTCTTATCAAAATCAGATGGCTTATCATTGTCAGCTAGACCACCGTTTATCTTATCTTCTTTCTTAAGTTTTTTCTTTCTATACTCTTCAGTCTGAGCATCTTGATAGTTAGACTGTGCAGCATCAACAGGGTATTCCTTTGATGGCTTATTGAGGGGTTCTTTACCCTCTTCAATCTCTTGTTTACCATCTGTAGTAACTTCAATAAACTTATCTTGCTTTTTCATACATTCTCCGATTAAACATAATCAATTAAGAAAGCACGCTGATAGTATCCTTTAATTGCCTTCTTCTGTTCATCTATTATCTTGCCAAGATCATCTAATCTCTTGCTAAGATATTGTGGTCCCATAGTAGATGTACTCTGTGACACACCATCTATTGATACACCGACTGAATTATATGGAAAGATAACTGGACCTAAGATTGATAGCATTTGATATGCTGCTATATTCTCAATCAAGCTTACAATACCAGAAGGAATCTTATCTTTATCAAAGCCAGATGTATATGTTACTCTAATACCACCTGGAAAGTCTCTCACACCCATAGCTCTCATTGCATGGAATTGTGAACCAGAGAATGCCGACAGTAAAAAACCAGAGAATGTCTGACCAAAGGCAGGGACAAGTTGTATCGCACCCTCTTGAGGCATGACATGTATAAATTCTACAGGAAAGTCAACTATCCTTGTGTCATTTACGTTACTAAAGCTCAACTCTAGCGCCTCAACATTAAGTACGTTCGGATGATTAAGTTTTATATATGCATAGTTTTGCACAAACATCTCTTTAACATAATCATGTTTTTCTCTAAACTTAACTGGTGTTATATATAAATCAAGTTCATGTTCTACAGATGATATAGCTGCATTTATATAATGCTGTATTGTATCATCAGTTATTTCTTCTTGACTCATTGCTGAGCGAAGAGGAATACCGAATAAGACTCTTTGTCTCATTGTTGTTGGAATGGGCATAGGTTCATATCTAACAGTTGGCTCAGTGATCTCATCTTGATCTATATTCCAAGAAGGAAATGGCTCTATCTGCGGTGTTTTTCTTAAGCTCATATTACTTCCCTTTAAGAGCGTCAATGCGCTTTAATCTGTCTTTACCTGCATCATCTAAGCTACTTTCTATATTCTTCTTATACTTTGCTGTAAGCTCTGGGTTCTTCTCTGCAAAAGTTGCATGCGGATCTTTTATTGTTGTGCCTGTTATTGATTCACCTTCACCTACTGCAGATATACCAGCAGACTGATATGCTGCCTGCATTGTTGGCTCAACTTCAGTTGATCCTTCTGGCCCAGCAGCCATTTGTTGACTTCCACTACTTAGTGAACCGGTGCCCTCTGTATCCATCTGACCAGCTTGTGCTATTGATTTCCTACCTTCATCAAGTCTATCTTTTCTTTTCTCCCAATTTTCTTTATCTGTTTCACCATGTCTCTTCCACTCTTGCTTCAGGGCTGCTTCATGCTCTGGATTTTCTTTATGATAATTAGCAGTCCATTCTTTTCTTGCTTTATGTCTTTCACGTGGAGACAGCCCTTTAAATTCATCACTGTTCTCATATTCACTCTTCTTATCTCTAAAGTCTTGCATTATATCGGTATAATTTTTTATAGAACCAGCTGTAGCTTTTTGAGGATTTAGTTCGGGTTCAGCAATACTATATTCACTAGACCTTACATCTCCCATATGTAAATCAGCAAGTTCTCTTAGCTTGTCATGCATATTAGTTGACATGTCATGTGGATGTACCTTATGTTTAACAGCATCTCTCATTGTTGTATGTTTTTTACTTGCACCAATTAACATCTCTGCGTCACCAGGATGATAGTCTTGTGCCACATACTCATCTATCTTTTTTTGTTGTTCTGGTGAATAGTCATCTCTTGGTTTCCACTCAGCGTAACCAGAACCTCTCTTATCTTCTTTAACAGGTTCTTCCTTGATAGGTTCATCTTTTGCTGGTGCCACTTTATCTGCCTCATTTATATCTACGAGTTCTGGCTTTTCTGCTTCAACTAGATGTTTATCTTCATCTTCAAAATCACCGGCGTCATCTTCTGGCTTATCAAATAAATCAGCTAATTCGCTTTCACCAAATGCACCATCTTCATTATAGTCAACGTTTTCATCTTCATCGTTATACTTGTCTTCAGAGAATTCTGGATCGTTTTCTTTTAACCACTTGCTAGTCTCATCATCTATTGCTTTAACTAATCTACTCTTGATGTCCTCTAATATTTCAGGATTCTCTCTTAAAAAGTCTTTATTCTTCACTAAAGATTCTTTTATCTTAGTGAGGCTTTTTTTGACATCATCTTTGCGACCACGTATAATATTCAATACTGTGTCTTTATCAAGATTGAATGCACCAGAGTTGATAGCATCTAATAACTTCTTATTCTCTGGATGATTTCTTTCTTCATCTGTGAGTTCATTATGAACATCAGAGTAAGTATTTGTCTTTGGTTCTTCTTTAACTGGTTCTGTAGCTGGTGCTTCTGGTTTTTTAACCTCACCTTGCATAAGTTTTGTTATTATTGGGTCAGGTTTATTAGCACCACGAGCTGCATATCCATCAGGGTCTTCACTTTGTAGTTTTTCATGCTTATCATAATATTTATCAAGGTGTTCTGAATTATGATAATCATCAAGATCTTTTAGATAGTTGTCATATGTACTATCATCAACCGACTGTGGTGACTTCTTATACATGCCACTCTTTATTATTGGATGCTCATCGAATGCATGCCCCTCATACCCCTTTGCATTTACTTTATCATCTATATGTAGATGTTTACCATTTACTTTGATTTCTTCAAGTGGATAAGCACCTTTATGACCATGGCCTTGCACTTCTTTTGCATAAGATTCATGTGGTTCCATTTGCATATACTCATAAGAACCGCCATCTCGTGACCAGCCTTTAGTATCAGTTACAAATTTCTTTATCTTACCTTCACGCGTCTTTGGAAAACCACTTCTTTCCCATGGTTTAGGATCAACCGCTTCTATTTTTAGCTTTCCACCACCATGATCCATAGTACCATCATGTCCTAACTTTCTAGAAAAATGCATGATGTTATGAATCTTCTTCATGTGCTGACTTGCAAGGTGTTTTTGATCACTATTGATCGCAGCTTTATAATGACTAGCATGATGACTTAAAGCATCATGAACCATATTAGCTGTATCGCCGGTTTCATCAAGAGAATAGTCACCAAAATGCTGAACAGCTCTGTTCGATGATCTCGGCCTTCTCTTATCCTCAGCCATCTTCTCTAGTGCTTCAATTATTTGCTCACTAAAAAAGTCGTCATTTGTATTTTTTATGAGAGTCTGAAGACTACTGTTTCCTTCAGTTTTCTTCAAGAGTAACTCTTTGAAACTTGTAATCTTCATCTGTTACCTCAATAAATTAAACTTGTCTAGGTTTCTCATCTGCAACAGAACAAATAACATTACCAGAAAATTCAACCTTAACTGTTTGTTTATTGTCTGTGGGATTACCTGGGCCGACATTTATTACAATAATATCACCAGAATCAAGAGCTACAGCTTCAACACCATCTAATTTGACGATACATGCAGCTTTTGCTTTTATATATAAAGCAGAGAATTTTGGGATTTCTTGTGTTGTAGATGCTACATTTAGTATCAATTTCCATACTAGACCAACGTCAGACATTCTAGACGCTTGTGATGATAGGTTTCCAACTCGCATGTTATAACTCCTATAGTTATGTTAACTATTTATATGAGCTATTATACCATAATCAACTCTTAACCGACATGAAAAACTTCGGTTAGGTTGATCTCCATCTGCCATTTATAACATTTATAAGTTGCCTTGCTCCATTAGGGTATACTATGCAAGCTGAGTTGAACCATGATGATGGACCTTCGTTGTATTCTAACTTTAGATATGTTGATGTTCCAATCTGCCAGGCTCCACGCAGTATCTCAGGTGAATGTGCATGTCCAGTAACAGAATCACCATACGCGTTCTCCATGGCCTTCAATGATCCTCTAGCGCCATTAGCACCCTTATCACCATGTGCGCCAAGTTGAACACCACCTATACGGAAATCTTCATCCCTGGTGAGCCATCTGACTTTTGTCTTATCTTTTAAACCAATATATTTTTCAATTCCCCACCTCAAGGGATCACTATCTTCTCCACTAACTACTGCACTTGCTAGTTTGAGACTAATACCATGGTTTACAGGATCCTTAACATACTTACCTTCTTGTAGGTATTTTAGTAACCACTCATCATGGTTACTCTTTGGTATAATTACATCTTCACTAGACCAACTATTCAACTCATCTATATCTTTCGCTAGGTTTGTTAATTCCAAATCTAAACTGATGTTTTTCTCTGCCAACTTGGCCTTATACATTATATTCTTTTCAGTGTGATGGTTTATAGATGTTCCATTGAATATATCATGAGTTACTATATATTTAGGTTTTAATAGCTTACATGCTTCTTCCCAACAATCCTTTACAACTGGATCAGTTTCACCTGAGTGCCATTCCAGTACAAAAGCATCAATGTTGATCTTCTTTGTGCCTCTTGCAGAGTAAGTAACACCTAAATCAGTGAACTTACCACTACTATCTGCTTGCACTTGTCTGAAATGAAATATGTTATCATCCTCTACCTCAACTATTATGCCACCTATAACATGATCGTTCTCAGCAATATATGCTGTCCTATTTGACATAAAGTTAGTTGACTTATAATCTGGATTAGTTATAGCACCTGTTGTCATTAAGAAGTGGGGAAGTTTATTATTATGTACAGGAACTGGTTTTAATCTCTGTTTTGGTGAAGCATATATGAAACTGCCATTTCTTTGACCAATTCTTGTCATTCCAGTAATAGGATCAATTTGCTTTGCAGATAATTTTACAGTAGACATGAATACATTTGAGTTAAGAGCTGTATCTTCTATTATAATATTCTCATCTGTTAATCTTCTATCAATTCTACCTAAACTCTTTTTATCTAAGTTGTGTGCTGGATCAGATGAAACAAGAATAAGAACTTTGCCGTTGTTTTTCTTCTCCCACACTTTGATACTCTTATGAAAGCCAATATGGGGTTGACAACCTGTAACAGCTGTTGTAATAAAAAATTTCTTGTATTTGGATATATCTGATCTTAGTTTGGTTATCTTCTTAGGTGAGATTATTGTCTCTATTCTTACATCTATAAATTTATCTGGATACTTTATTCTTGCTGCAACATCTAAGGCATTTATCGATCCCCAATGATGTGTCAGCATATCCTTTGTGAAGGTGGTGCTGTCTGTAAAATCTTTTAGTGTTATGTCCCTCTTTAGTTTTTTGCGCAGATTTGCGTATGATAGTAATAGTTTCGCTTTCTTAGTGCTCTCCTTACTCAACATATATCAATCCTCCTTGAATAGATAATGTATATATATTATACTAGAGATAGCACTCAGCATAAAAGTTAGATGATGGGAATAAAAAAGGGAGACTATAAAGTCTCCCTTCTTTTTTAGAAATGTCTCTACAGATTATTTCCCTACGTTAGAAAATACGCAGTTGAATCTTGGAGTATAAACGAACAATGCACCGTAAAGAACTACTGCAAATTCAAGAGCAGTTGTAACGATAGCAAAGTTAATCTTACTTAGAGGAGCTAGTTGCTTGAATCTCATGCACTCAGCATTCATATCAAGTAGGAAAGCTTCACCAAGACCAGGAAGTTTAACACCGATATCATTAACTGCCATACCAGCACCTGTATACTTGTAGTTACCTACAAATTTTTCAGAGCTAACAGCACCATCAGTAACGGTTCTATAAACTTTAATGTACTTACATGATGGAGCACCAGTCATAGTAAGAACAACGTGTTCAGCAGCAGCTGTTACTGTAGCAGCAGCAGGAGCTTGAATGGGAGCAGACTCACCGAAGTCATTTACGAAAGTAATTTTATACTCGTAATCACCAGCAGCAAGTTTTCCATCAGTGCCAGCTACAGTAGCTGCAACAGAGGCACCAGCAACGGAAGGAACCTTATCGTTTACACCAACAGGTCTCGTAAGAGCTCTTGGACGCAAGAAAAGGTTTGGTTTGAAATCTACCGTTCCAGCAGTAGTGGTCATTTTATTTACATCATAACCAACGGTTTGTGATGCAAGACCTGGCATAGAACGAAATTGTGGGTAGAATTGCTTAACGAAAGAGCTTAACGCTAGAGGCTCGATATGCAATTCACTTGGAGAACCAAAGTTCTCAAGAGCAATAACTGACAATTCTTCAATATCATCTTGGGCAAGAACGGCACCATTAAGATCTTGTTGAACTGATTTCCACTCTCCAAATCCTTCAAAATCTCCAGATCTATGTTGAGCGTCAGTATCACCTTTAAGTAGTTGTTGTAATAGACCATTCATTGCAATTGAATTGGAAGGAATGTCAGCTACAGAACCATCTTGTGCACCAGTCACTGAATTTGTGAAGTGAGCATGTCCCCAGTACATTTCTCTTTCAAGATTCTTAAGAAGGTGCATTGTTCCTTCTTTTGCTTGCTGAGCAACGATGTCTCCAACAGTTGTTCTAACAAGAGTCATTTGATGAGTGACCTTTCTTCGTGTTCCGAAGAATACGATTCTTTGTCCATCTCGAATGTAAGTGCTATCTTCTTCTTGTGGTGCTCCACCCTCTCCCATGTATGGAGAAGAGTCACTACCATAAGAAACTAGTCTGTTGTACTGCTCAAATAAATTGTAAGCTTTGTCAACAGATACTGCAGGCCAAAACTTAAGATTTTTCATATCAAAAGTTACAGACTTAAGAGTTGCCTCTAAAGACTCTGCCTGAAGGACACCACCATAGGTTAGTTCAGTAGGTTTACCAGCTCCGCCGTATCCAGCAGAAATAGCTTTGTTAAGTGCTTCAACTTCTTCGTTAGATACGAGGCCTTGATTAAGCCCTTGAAGAATTGAATCCATGTTTTCTTTGTACATCTTTATCTCCTTTAATCTAGAACTTATTTAAGACCGTATTTATTCGCTATGATTGTAGCTTCAGCTTCTGTTCCAAGCTCTGCTTTAACCATGTCTAACGAATCAACTTTAGTTCCACTTTTCTTTAGTTCAAAAAGTTTGTTAGTAATATCAGACTTTGAAAGTGTCTCAACTTCTTCATTGTTCTTCTTAAGAGGAACAATTTCTCCAGCTGCAACGCTTTTTCTTTCAACAGGCTGATCGGCAATCTTGTTAACCATATCGATAATAGTAGAAAGTTTGTTTTCTAAAGGAGAGATTTTAGTATCGATATAAGACTTCATCAATTCTTCAGTGATTTCTTCACTTTTCTTGATTTCCTCTTTCTCTTCTTCTTTCTCTTCTTTAAGTAATTCTTTCTTAGGCTTTTCTTTTTCAGCCTCGTCAAGAACACCTTTTTCGATTTCGTCTTCTTTCTTCTCTTCGTCTTCTTCTTTCTCTTCTTTTTTCTCGAATGGTTTTTTCTCTTCTTCTTTCTCTTCGTCGTCTTCTTCTTTCTTTTCTGCTTTTTTAGCATCTAGTTCGCCGTTAGCTGGTTTACCAGCAACACCTTCACCAGGGCCTTCAATCTTGATCTCAGCAGCAGAAAATTTAGACTTCTTCAACTCTTCAATTTCTTCAAGAGTTTCGTCAATAAGACTAACTAAAGATTTTGCTAGTTCGTTATTGTTCATGTCCATAGTATTCTCCCTTAGTTTACTTAACGTAAATTACTGCCCCATCATGATAAAGTCGTGATGTCCTTCAACTTCTTCATCAAGATCAATACCAGCACCAGCGTTAGCATTAGCAAGTTTAATACTGTTAGCAAAACCAGAAATAAGGTGAAAAACCTTAGCAGCAATCAATGAATCTATCAATTCACCAACAGTAGCAGGGTTAGCTGTATTTACACCAGCACCTTCCATCTGAATCATTCCAGGATTAGCAACACCTGCTCCAAGGAAAGGACTTACATCACCATCAACTCCACCCATCGGCTTCTGAATATCAGCACTAACGTAAGAAAGTTTAAGGTCATTAGACCCGTTCTCAACAGTCAACTCAAGGGTATCTCGAGTATAACTAATTTTCAGCATGTCAAGATTTCTTGCAATCTTATCCATAATCTGTACTTTATTTGCCATGTTAATCTCCCTTTTTAAAATTAAAAAACGTAAAAATGGCTACACTTCTATTTAATAGAGTTCACTATACCACACTTATTTACTTAAACATAACTAAACAAGTACCTCTAGGCACCCATCATGTTATATAATTTTCTTAACGAATAATTCTTTCCACATTTCCTACATTTTACTTGATTTCCAATGTGTATCTGCTCATCTCCACATGAATCACAGGTTATATATCTAAAACCTTCTACAGCCTCAGATTGCATAACACTACCGCCAGTATGCTGCATTGGAGATCCTGAACCTGCATATCCAGCAGACATTGCCTTCTTCATAGATTTTTTTGTTTCCGCATGATTACTGACTTCTTTAATGAACTTATTTATGTAATTCTCAGATATACCTTTTTGTCTTAATTTATTTACATGATTTTTCAAATGACTATTGTCTTTTATAGACATATCAGCATGTTGCTCATGTGACATACCAAATGGATTATTCATATGTCTTTTTATATTAGCAACAACTTCATTTATATCATTCTTATCAGTACCTCTCTGTGTCAGTGAATTAATTACAGCATTAAGGTGTCCATCATTTTTCATTGCTTTTGCTGCATGTCTTTTAAAGGTTACATCTTGTTTAAACTGTTTACCGGTCTTTGTTCTTAATATGTCATTTTTAGGTTTATCTGATACATTTATAACTGGTTGAGCAGATACTGGTTTCTTAGCAGATACCCTATCGATAGAGCGTTGTTCGTTTTGTCTTTCTATGTTGCCTGTTGTCAATTTAGGATTATATTTCATCTCTTTGACGAGACTATTCACATCTCTTATATTCTTCTCAATCCTCTGCATCCTGAGTCTATCAGATATATCTATAAAGGATGGAACATCTTTCTTTGCAAGTGACATCACCGACTTCATAAGTGCATCTTCATTAATTGTTGTATCACATTTCGCTAGATTCAATGGTTCAACTAGTGTTGCTGTATTTGCTGGAGTAAAGGTTAACGCAACAGAGTGAATCTTTGTCCTAGCTAGATAGGATGCATCTTTAACACCACGTGACATAACACCACCCTCAACAGAAGCTTTTATTTTAAGCGGTGCATCAGTTTTATGTATATTTTTCAGGATTGCAGCAGCAGCTTTAGCATTCATATGGTCATCGTCATCGTTGTATAGATAACCTTTAGCATATATATAAGGACTTTTTACTTTATCCCAGTAATACTTCTCTCTGTCTGTTTCGGCGTCTTCTGCTTTTAATATCTTTTTGGCCTCTGTTACACGACCAAGTGAATTAAAGAATCCTTTACCGTGATTGTCGTTCCAGCGACCTTCTCCACTAATTAAATCGCTTATATCTGCTCCTTCAACGGAGAGTGTCTCACCTTGTGAATCTCTTAATTCAGACCCTATGCATGCATCAATCTCTAATTTAGACATATAATAACTCCTTATGAGCTATTATACTATAACTCAAGTTTAACTAAAAAATCATATACATCATCAGCTATACCAGAAAAAACACTAATTTTCTTAGATAAACTCAATATTCGCTTATTTCGCTTATATATGGAATCAGTAACCTTACCATTTCTGCTCTTTATGCGATCAATAATTATACTGATATCCTCTACTATAAAAATAGGAATAACTTTATACCCTTTGTTTTTATATCTCTCATAAAATGTTATTATCATAGTTGGTATATCTATAAGAAGTGGCTTGTCGTTATAACAGTTATTTCTAATAATCTTATCCATATCTTTTTTATTTTTATCACTTTCAACTATAGTAAATTTATCTGTAAGCTTACTACAGATAGTTGTTTTGCCTGACCCAAATTGACCACAAAGCATATAAATTACTTTCTCCTTATACTTACCTTCATAGTTGTTATTTTTCTTAATATTTTGAGTTGCTAACATAGGTTGAAGATTGCTTAATGCCCAGCATTCTTTAAATGCTATATCTTCTGTAGAGTTATATTTGTACCACGACTCAGGTCTTACATGATCTATATGCCATACGTGTCCATAGTTATCCCACGACATATTATCATAAAATTTAGATTCTAGATGATTTTTTAAATCATCTATAGAATAATCGAGTATGTCTTTGAAATACTTATCCTGCTGATTAATTGTGGTTTTTGTTATATTTTTACCAATAGCACTCATTAAATTATTTCTAAGTTTATACTGGTGTCCTGAAGTAGGGAATCCATCAAATTCGTTTTCATTTATACCTATGCGCTTACAATATTTTTCTATTCGTGCTTTATTTAGAGATTCTTTATGTTTTTCAGAAAACTTAACACCAATTTTACTATCTGAAATTTTGTCACCCCAAGTAATCTTCCTACCAATCTTTGAGGTATTATACACACCACTTTCAGTTGCGCATTTTTTACATAGTTGATATCTTCTATTCCATTTAATAAGTCGTTTGCCGTGTTTACATTCGACCTCAACTTCTATATTAGAATTATCTTTAAGATCATGAACACTTATCTTTTTTCCTCTATACTCAACATGAGTCGTAATAAGTTTATTCATATTATTATGCTATGCTCAACATCCAGTTCTCTTATCTCGCCTAAGATCTCTTCGTCACTATAATTATCTCTGAAACCCTTTATCATGTCACTATTTTTAAATTTATCAAGCGCTATCTTTTCAATCTTCTTGACAGTCTCTATAGATATAGAATTGAGGTAAGCTATCTCAACATCTGAAATAGCTTGACCATCTAAATAATCTTTTGCATATTTGAAGAAGCAATAAGATGATAGCTGATGTGCTATTGCCCATTGACAACCTGGGCAATTATGCTCCTCTTCTTCAGTAAGTTCTCTTCCTGCATTCCGTAAGGCCTTTAGCCTTAATACAGCAAGAGAGCACCATTCTTCTGGGTAGTCCTTTAATTTCCTTGGACATCGTTTATCCATAACCATTCCTTAGTTATTGGTTTACATTTATTTAACAGCTGTTGCTGCAGGTATTTCTTCCTTTGGTTGCTTCCTGATACCAAGGATCTCAATATCGTGCTCAAGATTATTGATTGTTGCTGTGACGTGATCACCAACTTTCTTACCTACTAACTTCTCTTTTAATTCTGGCAGCACTGTATCCTTAATTGCTAGCTTTGATCTAAAGATACTAGCATCGTTGTTATCTTCTTTTGTGGTTGATGTAATTATAACAATACTTTCTGCATCTGTCTCGTCACTGACAGTAAAACCTTTATCAGCATCTTCTTTATCTGATGCACTTGTAAAATCTTTTAACTTAAAGCTGTCTGCAACCTTGTTTAACTCATCTTTACTAAAAACTTTGTTCTCCATCATAGACAATGTTCTGTACTGCAGATCATTAACAACACCCATCATGTTAGACACGTCTTGATCTACTTTCATGCCAGCACTGTTAATGTTCTTGATCATTGCCTGAGAGATGTTCATAGCCATCTGTAAGTTTGCTAGCATCTTCTCTAACTCTTCTACTCGATCCTTTAGTGGTAATTTCTTGCTTCCCTTCATCGTTGACTCTCCATTTTTTTCTTTAATTGTTCTACATATTTTTTAAAGACAAATATCTCTTCACTTGTTAGTGTATTATTTGCATTGTTGCCAAAAATACCAGATAATTTACCTTGTAAATGTGTCCTCACGCTATCCTCAATTGCATCGTATGCAGTACCTTTTTTCTTTATAATTCTAGAGGATAAAACCGTATTTATTGCATTTGCTTCTTCGAGTTTTAATTGATGAACGGATTTTTCATTAGACCTATCTACAGTCTTCTTTATCTCTACGTTAGTTGCTTCCTGCTCTTTAACCGTATCTTTTTCTTTCATATCTTTATTATAATCAGACAATTGTTTCTTTTCAAACAAGAATCTTGCAGTTAATTTATCATACAATGCAACTGCCATATTAAATTGATTTCTATTTAGTGGCTCATTATTGTCTGCACATCTCTTCCAGTGAGCGTCAAAGTCGGGATCACTCATAATTATATAAGTGGGATCATTATTTTCTTCTAATTCGCGCAAGACTTCTATATCTTCGCTAGATAGTTGACTCTTTCGGCCGTATATATCTGGCCAGACCATCTCACCGTATATAGAACGATCAAATAAAACATCTTTGCCATCAAAATGCATATATAATTCTAAGCATTCATCTAAATATGATGGTCCAGTATATCCAGGTTCCATATATTTTTTATCTGGAGCAGACATATGATAAACTTCATATCCTCTATCTTTATATAATTCAGCCACTGAAGACTTACCAGAGCGATCAATTCCCTCAACAATTATCCAAGCCATATTCATTTCCTCCGTATAAAAATATTATACTAATGTAAAAATAAAAAAGGTCACAGAGTTTGTGACCTTTTTAATAAAAGAATTTAATATTAATATTAATCTACTATATTATTTATCGGATTCTTTATAACTCTACCACCAAGATTTGTTGCACTTGTTGCACCCATTGTCTTAGCAGTCTCTTGAAGTTGCTTTCTTCTTCCGTGATCAACAGCTGCTTTAGCATCTGCATTAGCTCTAGCATCTAACTCTGCTTTATGAGCTTCTTCTTCTCTATTGTGCTTAGCTGCTTCAAGAGCGTGATCTTTTTCTTGCTGTTCTTTCTCTGCTTGCATCTGCTCTTCTTGAGCTTGCTGCTGCTGTTGCATTTGCTCTTCTTGCATCTGCATTGACTTCTTTTGAGTATCAATAGTCATTATCACTTGTTGCCATTGTAAGAATGCAGGATCACCTGGAATATATTGGAGTTCTCTTCTCTTTGAAGCATCTTTATCACCAAAGAATCTCTCTCTAATTTCACCTCTTGTTAAGTTCTTCTCAACTACTGCCCAAAAAGATTGGTTAAGAGGTACATCAGCGGTAAAATCATCAATCCTGTTCTTTCTTGCATCAGTAAGTAGATCATTCATAGAACTGTGAACTGTCATCTCTGCTTGCTGTAATGCAACTTCAGTTTGAGGAGTAACGTCTGAATATCCGTCAAAGATAAACATATATTTCTTAGATAATTCAGGATCAATTGCTGGGATGATATCTTTGTTGATAAGATCTTCGATATACATCAAAATTGGATACAATCCTCTTTCTCTTGAGTACTCGATCTTCTGCTGATTGCCTTGCTGACCTGCAGCCTGTGCTCTACCAGTCTGAGATGAGAGATAATCTAATCCAAGCTCAACAGGATCAATCTGAAACTGCGTACATATTGATCTCATGAGGTGATTATTGAAGTTTATATATTCCATATCTCTAGCAGAACCAGACATTGGAACCCAATCAACCTCGTCTAAGCCAGCAATTATCGGTGTTCTCCATGCGTTGCTGGTACCAGATATTGAGTTGTAAAATTGTCGTCTAAAACTGGTTAACTGCTGCTGTGTAACTGTTCCTTTAAGGTGTAAAATACCCTTAGCAGCATAACCATGTGTAAAGAAATTAGAGTTGTAATTTTCAGCATTTAAGTGATTAGTAACATTTATAATTGATAACTCTAATGGACCGTAACAATACCCCATTGAGTCGCCAAAGTTCTGAGGATTGAATAGCTTAAATATCATATCCTCGTCGCCAAATACTGCTAATGCATGATTCTCATACGACACTTGAACATATTTATAGAAATCAACCTGATGTCTCTCTAATTCTTGTTTTGTCTGTGGATCATTATCAGATCTTGGCTTGAGATGTGGCTTAATAGCTTTTATCTCTTTCTCGATAACATCTTTAGATAGTTCTTTATTTATTAGGTATGTTTGTTCCGCTGGAACAGGTCTAAATCTATGAAGTGCACCTTTTCTAGTTTTGATCTTCTCTGTTGCTGTATAGCCGAATGTGAGAGCATCTCTAACAATTAGTTTTAAATACTCACCAAATAACAGTTTATCATCATTTGGTGTTCCATCTAACCTACCGCAATTATACACAAAAGATTCTATATTTGCTATATTTTTACGATCTTCATCATTGTATTCAAGATTGTTATCACCTCTCTTGATAACCCTAAATCCCATATCAAATTTCTTCTTCTGAGGTCTACTAAATCTAACAAGGGTGTCAACTCTAATTTGCATGATAGATGATACAAGCCAGTCTCGTAAAGAACTATCTTTAAGCATTTTATTAGATAATCTAGATGGTCTGCTCTTGAATATACCAAAATTACCATGCTGACGATAGAATGGGTCATCAAGTATGGCTTGACGTCCAACTTTAGTTTCCTTTCTATCCTCTTCATCTATAGGTTTTTCTTCTAAATTATCACCACTTGCTTTAAGCAGTGCATTAATTTGTTCTTGTTGATACTCTCTAGCCTTGGTAAAGAAATTATCAAAAATCATAACGATTCCTCTTTTTTAAAGATAAGCTATTAGTATTATACCTCATTATCTGTCGAACTAACATGACCATAGAAAGCCACCACTACCTTTTATTTCTTCATCGTCTCCATCACCTAACAACTCACTTATAGTTCCTATTTTACCTAGTGTGTTAATACTCTCTGATTCATTATTAAGCTCTATACCTGCAGCACTGGCATATTCTTCAGCAGATGGTGTCCTAAAGAAGTTACCATTAGGATCTACCACTTCGTTTGAATTAATCTCTAATCCTTCACCCATAAGAAATGCAGTCTTGCTAAATAGCATGGTCATTGGATATCTAAATGCATCTAACCAGTGATCATTCTCAGAATCCGGTGTCTCTGTAGTTGTACCATCAGCAGATACCTTAAAGTGATATGTTCCAAATTCATGTATAATTGGTTGACACGTATCTTTAGCTATAAATATTTTTGTATCCATTGAGCCAGGTACTTTAAGAAATTTCTTAATCACCTGAATACCAGTATTAATTGTCTTATCGATCTCGCTTACTGTTGGCAATCCAGACTTACGCATTTCTGTTACTGATCCCATATCTGCAACATCTGGAAAATACAACTGACATCGATATAAACTGTGATATCTATGTTTTACATAGTGTATCCATTCTGGCTGACTAACATAGGTCATACCATCTGCTCTTACTATATATATATTATCTCTCTTATCTACATAGAAATATACAACAGTGTTTGGATTTGACCAACCCCAGTCAATACCGCCATAGCATGGTAATCTTAACTGATGGCATTTTTTAACAAATAAATCATGTGTGCACTCACCAGGGAACTCCTGACTTGTTAGCTTAAACCACATCTGATTCCAAGTTTTAACGTGTATCTTCTCGTCAAACTCTTTAAAGATGATACCCTCAATAGAAGGCTTTAAATTCATCAACTGAGATAGTGCCCAGTCAGCGCCTTCAGAACGGATCTTCTGAATAAACTCATCTATAGGCTTCAACATTGGTGACGCTGATTTTTGATTCTTAGCATCACCAAGACAGATAGATGCAGCTGGACACGTCAAGCATCCTTTACCAGGTAATGTATATTTCTCGTATTCTTTTCTTTTTTTCTGATCTTTTAACTTCCATTCTGCTGCTGTAATAGCCTCCATATCATCTTGTATAATATACATGTCAACAGGGTTTGTACCAGACCTAGAGTCAGGACATCTCTCTGAGAACTCAAGAGCAGTCCATCTATATACAATACGACCCTCTTTCTCAGCATTTTCCATCTGTGCGTTCATGAGTCCATATCTAGATTTACGTGTAGATATACCAACTCTCAATGCTTTCTTATTCCCCTTGGAGTCAAGCATGCCTGACATTTCTTTAAATGCCTTAAGTCCTTCACCTGAAACAGTGTCAATTTCATCAGCAACAACTAAGGGAACGTGCGGTCCGTTCAATGCTTTAAGAGTACAAGGAAGTACTTCGATTGATACTTGCTCGCCATCTATGTTAAATATGGATTTTTCCATATTCATCTTCATAAGTATTTTATCATCTACAGAACTTTTAGGTGGATCGATGAGTGGCTTTATCATGCGATTTAGCATGAACTTAACCTGATAATCATAACATCGCTTTGCCTGTGCCATAACTGCACCAACATGACAGACATCTCGCTGATCATGAAGCATAACTAATAACTCAACAATAGCCATGCCGAGCGTTTTTCCAGAACCCCGTCCAGCAACGTACAATATATCTTTTATATCATCTGGATTATTTTTGTTAACGCATATGTCATATATACGCCATATCATGTCAAATGGATTCGTATCTGCGTATCTAGAGACAGTATGATCAGGTAGTTTCAAACCAAAAAAGAACGTGATAAATTTATACAATTCATCCTTATTCTTGCATGGCTTCAACAATAATTTTCTAAGCTGTACTACTGTTAGCTTTTTCTTTGTTTTTTTCTTACTCATCTAATAAATCATCTATAATTATGTCTTCATCTTCTGTATCATTCGATATCTTCTTATGTGGTGTGGGTGCTGATAACGTATCAAACATTGGTGATGTTTTTGAAGTTGAATTAGGTGTTGCACCCTGAACTATTTTATATAATGTCTCGCTAACATCTTTATAATCTTTAATAGTATTGATACCAATCTTTGGTTCTGTGTTGTTCATTGGATCAGCAATAAACTCTCTCATGCTTCTTATATGTTTAGCATTATTAACAGATAGCATAGCTGTTAAAAAGTCAACCTGCTCTATTACACTCTTAACAACCTTAGCTCTAACTCTATCTCTAAGAGTATGCTGCATGGTCTCTCTATCTAAACCCCACTTCCTCAAAGCAGCAGTCATTATTATTTGACCAAGGTCATGATTAGGAAATTGCCTGTACATCTCATCAAATGAGCATCCAATCATAAACATCTCATATACCTTTAATGACTCAATCTCATTGAGTGCACCAGCAGTCTTATGTTTTCGTAAATACTTAGTTGCAAGTTTGATCTCTTCTTGTGATAGACCTATAACCTCATCTTCTGTAAATTTCTTTTTTAAAGCCACAATAATTCCTTCCAAAAATCCTCAGGATCATAATAGCACAATTGCCAGCAATAATCTAATATTTTATCTTGAGTTTCATAGTTGTTATCTATTATACTAATAAAAGCAGATGTACTATTTGTTGTTAGATAACTGACCCACAGATCCTGTCTAAGATCTTCATCATCAGTTAGATTCAATATCATCCTTGATATCATAGTTAACATTTTCGATTTCACTTTGGTAACCCTCTACATAGTCATTGAAATCTACTGTAGTAATATTAGTCTTCCAACCTTTACCACAGTAATCTATTACAAAAGAGTTAAGAATGCTGTCAAAGTCTAGATTTCCTTCTTTTTTTAAGAATCTCTTAAACCGCCATAAGCCAATAAAAGACTGGTCATCTCTAAGTTTATTAAACTTATCAATCTTCTGTTGTAATTCGCTGTTAACAAATATCTTATAAGAAATACACTTTTCTGTGGCATTAACAGCTAAATCTACGGCTGCGACATCTCTGTGAACAATTGAACCATACATAAAAAGCTGATTTTTAATATTATCATGCACTATGCCATTGTTAAGTAGCCATCTATGATGATCAATAAGACTTTCTATGCCTGAATTATCCACATTAATTCTCCTCTTAACTTAATTATACCAAGATTAGCTATTAATCGCGACTATTAACTGTATCGATGATATGTATGGCCTTCTTTATCACATCTTCTTTTTTAATGGTGCCATCATATGCTTTGCTAACATATTCGTTAACTATATCTTTTATAGAGAAAGAGTTGATTGCTATATTTTTCTTAGCTTTATCTGTAAATGTTAACTTAGTTAAAACATTCTTTTTCTTTGTTAGTTTTATGTATTCCTTAGAGTTAAGATAAGCTGTAAGTTCAGTTTTTGGACCTGACAGCTGAAGCACCCAGTTATCTTTTATATTGAGTGTTTCTCCCAATAGAGAATGCAAAATTTCTATATTGTTATTACCTACAACATCATATTTTACACTTCTCCACATGGGGAACGGTGATCTTATAAAAGTTTTTTCATATGTATTAGTATCAAATAACATTATCCCCTTATCTTGGTCTATATGATTAACACTGTGAGCATATGGTGATCCAGGATATATAACCTTTCCGAACTCCTGTCTTCTGTGAACATGTCCAGATATTATAATAGATGATTTTAACTTATCAGCATCTACTCCAATATCTGGCCTATAAAAGCCATAGTCAGCACCAACGAATGTTTGGTGTGCAAAACATATCTCTTGTTTTACATCAGGAAAATCTTTGTGATTGTGTACATGATGTACAAAATCCATGCTATATAACACACTATGGCCATCAACAATGTGAAAGTTATCATATAACCCCTTAAATGATTGCATTGCGTGATAAGTTGTATCATTCGGTTTAAAGTAGTCGTGGTTGCCAACAAGGTATACCATATCACATCGTTTTACAACAAAGTCTATATGTTTTCTAAATTCATACATAAGTTCTGATCTAAGGACAGCATGTGTGTCCATATCATCACCAAGAGCAACAACAAGATCTGGTTTAAGTTCATCTATTTTTTCATTCAACCACTCAAGTAGTTGTTTAGATCTATCAAACCTTGTTATTTTTAGGTGCTTGTCACCGCATACTAATATCTTCATTCATATCCCAGTAATATCTTATCAACAGTGTTTCCAAGAATATAATTCTTATAATCTCTATCATGTCCTACTAAAATAAAATCCTCTTCTATTTCTTTTATAGGTTTTACTCTTACAGATCCTAAACTAGTATTGATACTTATAAAATTAGCACCAGCACTCTTTGACGGCATGGTAATACGATTATTATGAAATTCAGTTAACATCTCACGATACAAGCAGCGGTTAACAAATATATATTCTGGTATATCATACCTATCTCCTGCATACTTGTTAACTGCTGCCTCTAATCTGTTAAAGATTTTATTTTGATTCATCACTCATCGGATTGATAATCATCTCTGTTTGCTTGATTGATGCTTCCATCATCTTAACTTGATCATCTAAAGATGTATTAAGTGTTTTTAAGGTTGAGATTTCAGTCTCTTTCTTCATAACCTCATCATAATTACCACTAATAAAAATAGCAGCTTTCTCACAAGACTTCTTAAGTTTATTTTGTGTATCTACTAATACTTTAAAAGCACTATTCTTTTCCTTTATTATTTCTTTAATTTGATCTTTATTAAACATACTCACCTCCATGTTATTAAAGTTCATCTAAATTTATATTTACATTTGTATCTTTGATACTTTTGTTTCTAGCCTCATCAGCCTCAACACCTACGGATAGAATCGCTGAATAAATCTCATCTTGAATATATTTATTAGCAGCAACCCATTTAATCATATTATCTTCACCTTTAATCTTATCGTGATTACCAAACTGCCACATAGCATTGCTAGGTTTACCAGTTGAATCACTAATTGGATGAAAGATTATACCGAGGGATTTTGCTAACTTGTAAAGCTCATTAGCTACATCAACAATTCCGTTCTCGTATTCAAGATTAAATTCAGCAACTCTATATGGAGCACCACATCTGTTCTTTTTAGCTTTTACTCTAACAACATGTCCAATCTGATTGGCTGAACCAGACATTGTTTTTCCTTCTTCGATACGTCCAGCTTTAGTCTCTAGTTTTTCAACCTGTAGCATGTAATCGCAAAAGTGTTTTAATGCTCGTCCATCTGGAAGTTTGTAAGGATTATTCATTGCCTTATATTGATCAAGCTCTTCATAAACCTGCTGAACAAGTAAAGTTGTAATGCTGTGTTCCCTTATGATGGGAAGTAATCCTTTAAGAGCTGGTCCAAGGTATTTTGCACCACTACCTCCCATTGTTATATCTGTTGTCTTTGCTTTGTGATCACCAGGATAACGAATTGATTTGACAGAGTCGATTGCAATGGCCTTTAAAGGCATGCCATCTTGAAGCATTTCAAGAACTTCGTTTTCCATATAGTCAAATATCTTAATAGGATTATTTGATTGTCTTACAACTAGTCTACTGTTGTCGCCACCTAATTTCCTAAACCAATCTTTATTGAATGAGTATTCGGCGTCAAACAACATGCATATGGCCTCTGGATCTTTTCTTTGTATCTCTGCCATAACTAATTGCATGATTAATGATTTACCGCTAGACTCTGGTCCAAAAAAACAAACAGCTTTTCCTTCAATTATCCCACCATTACCAACACAGTAGTTAAGTGATGGTGAAGGCATCTCTATAACGCTATCAGTTGGTTCTGGCATATCTGCAGCTAAAATACCAAAGTCATTTGTTAATTTTGACATCCATTTATTCGTCATCTTTATCTCCATTCTTAATTATCATTTTACTAAACATGACATGTGCAAGTTTAAAGGTGTTGTATGCATCCCACATAGCATCATGACCTTTACCCTCAAATGTCATACCCATACGCTTAACAGATTTTCTAAGTCCAGATTGCATTTTCCAGTTGTTCATAAACATATGTATCTGAAAGAAAGTCTTGACATCAAACCATCGATGACCAAAACAAAACATAGGTAGATGTGTATTAACGCCAAACCCAGTAGAGAATTCCATATCAAATCTTTCCATCAATTCTTTTTTAAGACATCTTGCGTCATCTCCACCCCATACTATAGGATTACGGTGACAGTTATGTTTGTTTCTAAAATTTGATAGTTTTCTATATGCTTCTGGAAGAGGTATTCCATCTTCTTCTAATCTCTTCTCTGTTATGCCTGTCAATTTTGGTATGTCGCAGATATTCGGATCAGTGCATAGCTTCTCATCTATTGACACAAGCTGAGACAGTGTCTCTAATACCTCTCCTGTCATAATGTTACCAGCAACTGCACCGATCTGAATTATCTTATCTGACGGTTGATTCATTTCAAGATCTAATGCTAAGAAGTTATCTGTACGTTTTTGCATCTAGTACCCCTCAAAATTTGTCATTTGTTGATCAGCATACCCTATCTTTTTTACGTCATCGTGGCAAAAGCGAAACACCTGCAATTTGTTTTTTAAGAATGCAACGAGTGCTTCTGTTCTTGCTTTAGTATCTTTTGCACTTACAACATCAGGATCGATGTTCACGTACATTTTCTTTGCACTATCTGAATCTCTTATCTCTTTACTCTTTAGATAATCTGATGCTCTATCTAGATATGCTATTGACTCTGTAGTTGATAATATTGATTTAGCATCTAAGTCTAACTTGATTGCGTTCATCAACATTAAATTGGTCATATCTATAGCACTAATAAAATCTTGCATATATGTGGAAGCCTGCATTTTAGACAGGCTCCCAATATCTCTAATCTTATTACTATATCTAACCAAGCATGTTATATCAATTTTTCTCAACGAATCGTTGATGCTAATTAGATCCTTGGCCATGACATCTCTCCCTTATTTGTTAAAGATGTCTTCTGCCATCTTCATCAAATCTTCTGTACTTTCTTCTGTAGTAACAGTTTCAGGTGTAGGATTTGGTGATATGACGACAGTTTCGGCTTCTTCTTTTACATCTTCAGCTTTTCCAAGTTTGATTCCTACTGCACCTGCTCCTTGTGGAACATTAGTAGTTTGTTGTGGTGTAGGTGCAACCACATCTGTAGCAAACTCTTCAACGTAAAGATCTGAATTAGATTGAGTTAAAATAGCTAAATTTGCAACTAAGATATCTCTCAATTCATCATAGGTTTTCTTCTGATAAACTGTTGTTAGATCATACCCCATATTTTCATAATCTGTTGCTACAGACTCAGGGATAGGTGATCTATCATCTGTATAAGATGGTACACCAGTTGCAGGATCTTTGACCATTGTTTGATTTTTCTTTACAGTGTATTCTGTATCAAAGCTTGTACCTGTTCTTGAGATATCAAACCATACACCTGAATCTGTTGGGTCACTACCAAGAGATGTTGGATCTTGATTATAATCCATGATGTACTGATTCATCAGCTTTAGTACTTGCTTATGAGCCGTTGATTTAACCTCTAAAATACCTACAGTACCAGCCTTATCAATGGCATTCCATGAAAAAGCGGTCTTAGGTCTAAGATCAGAGATAAATTTGTTTGTTGCTTTTAGTCGCTCCTTGATCTGCTCTTCATTGTTACCTGCAGCAACTAATTCCATCTTGATGTTCTCTACTTTAGCTCTTAGTAGATCAAGATATTCCCAGATTGGACTCTTACCTTCTGCTTGTTTACAATCTGCATAAGGTCTACGATTCCCTGTACTTGGATCAGATAATCCCCAGCTAATTGCCCAAAAAGCATAGGGATATCCATCACAATTATCTCCAAATGGAGGTAAGAATCTGTAGATGTTACTACCTTCTTTTACTTTGTGACGAACTGCTTTACGGTAAGATTTGAGGGAATCCATGTTGATTTTGATGTCAGCCATTGCTGTCTCCTTGTTTTACTACCCAATAGGGCATAGATTATTAAACTACCTTTAACGGCATATCTCTATTATACTACGATTTAACTTTGTCAGTTTCAACTTTTTCTGGTTTACCAGCTGTTAAAGCTTCATTGAGTTCCTTGACTGCTTTATCACCTTTTTTATTTATACCTTTGCTAGGTTTTTTCTGTTGCCCACTAGCCATTACAATATGGTAACGAAGAAAAACACTTGTGTTCCTGAGATCATTAGCTACATAGTAAATCTTATCAACGCTATTTGGCATCTTCTTGATTTGATTCTCAATCATTTTATTAACTGCATCTGGAATTTGTTGTTCAACTATTTTCATAATCAGGTTGGATAATTCATCAATATTTTTATATCCAACACCAACAAAATTAGCAAGATTGACATGTGTGTAAGCACTAAATGCCTCATCATAATCATTACCAATCTCAATAAAAATATTACGTAAATTACTCAGTGTTGTTATGTTGTTTTCTTTATGACGACCCTTTGCTCTCTTTATGTGCTCTAAGAAGTTTGGCCTGTAAACAACATACTCATTTTTTGATACTTTTTCAGGTGCACTATCTACTCTTACATACTCAATCATGTTATCTCCTATTATTGTATTTGTCTTATCTCATTAACCGTTATACTCACGTTTGTACGCCAACCAACACTGAGAGTGCCGACTACACATACAACACTGTTTATGGGGAATCTCATTGGTTTATCATTGTCCCACATGGTTGCTTCTATATCTGATAGACCATCTGACAACTCAATTCTTGTAAATACATATGGTCTATTTCTTTTTGATATACCACTTTTAACTGAGCTGCCATTGAATAAAAGTACCATTGATATTGGTCTCTCATAACCCTTATCAATAAATCCTTTAGCAACTAACTCTCCGTTTATAACAATAGTACTTCTATACATGAGTGGAGCGCCTCTCTTATGTGTTCGCATAAAGCTACTGTTATGCTTTGCGATATGATCTACAATGCTATCATCTGATAATAAGGTTTTGTTAAATGCTTTATTGGTCTCTCGTTCCATCAAGAATATAGCAAGTGGATCTATATTAGTTAGTTCCGGCTTGAACTTACTTGTTATATTACCTCTAATCCTCTTATAATCAGCCATAAACTTAACTCTAGCATTAGCATATGACATGTTGTTATCCATAAAAACATCAGCAGCTCTGGCCTTTACCATTTGACCTACAGCACCTATATTAACCTTAGTGTGATTTACCCTTTGACAAAAATCTGTCAATGATTCAAATGGTCCTTTATCACATAATTCTTTAACTGCTTTTGGTCCAACACTTTTTATAACCGATACAGGTGCGACAATACTATTGTCATAGTTCTTAAACAATGCTGCTGGATCTTTCATTGATGGTGGTTTAATAATGTCTCCCAACAGAGAGATATATGATCTCAACTTATCCTCATCATCCTCATTATTCAAGACGGCTGTCCACCACTCAATTGGATAGTAATGCTTAAGGTACATTGTTATATATCCAAGTTCAGCGTACGCATGCGAATGAGATTTGTTGAACGAATACCTGGAGAATGCCATAACAGCATTACAGATAGCATCCTGTTGATTCTTGTTCCAACCTCTCTTACCTGTAGCTTCTCTAATCTTATCAAATGATGCCATCATCACATCATGTTTTTTCTTAGCAATAGCACTACGAATAATATCTGATTCTTCTAATGTATACCCTACAATCTCAACAAGAAACTGCATTATTTGCTCTTGGTATGTAAAGGCACCATTTGTCTCTTCTAATATATATTCTAAGTCTGGATGAATATACTCAACCTCCCTCTTACCGTTCCTTACTTCAATATAGTACTCAGTTGCAGATAGATGACCACAACCCTCGATACCAGTCATCTTAGCATCCATAGCACCTGGTCTAAGTAGAGCAGTCAAGTCCATGTTATGCTTACGTTCAGTAGGAATAAAGTCTTGTATACTTGCCTTGACAACAGGAGTATTAAACTGAAAGGATGAGTCAGTCTTCTTATTGTAGAAGTCAGCATAAACGCCCTCGTCTTCTGGTAATCTATATAATAATGCAAGTCCATTACCATCTTCTTCCAGATAGTCATCACCAGTTATATCCTTGATGATCTTTGTTGCATCTGTTACAGCTGACAGCGTCTTCAATCCTAATATATCAGCCTTAACGAGGCCAGAATCCTCTACCATCTTTGCATCATACTGGGTGACAAGTATAGATGCACCCATTCCTTTGTCGTGCATCGGCATCGTTGGCACTCTTTCACCTGGTAAACTAATAGTTGATACAACAAAAGCAGATGCATGCCTTGACCAACCACGCACTGTACCTATCAGTTTATCTACCATGAATTTTATATCTGGATTGTTCTCTAAAAATACCTTAAGTTGTTCATTTCTATCTATCTCACCTTCGTGATATTCACCCTCTCTATCAGTATAACCATATAGAAAATCTCTCTCTGGAATCCCTTGTGGTGAATCTGGAATAGTCTTGCATACAATATCAATCTCTATATCATTTCTATTTCGACTATATACTCCCCAAACAGCATCCTTTATAGCATTCTTAGTTTTCATAGTAGAAAAAGTAGATATTTGAGCAAAGCCATCACCATATCTCTTCTTAAGGTACTTCATAAGAATTGGTCTTGCAGTCTTTGAAATGTCCATGTCAATATCTGGCCAACTACCAGCTCTAATTCTTGCATGGGATAAAAATCTCTCAAAAGGTAAGTTGGCTTTCACAGGATCAACATGAATTATCTTTAGATAGTATGATAGGAGCGAACCACCGGCTGAACCCCTTGCAATATTCTGTAAGAACCCCGCATCTCTAGCATACACTCCCAGATCTTCGTATGTCAAGAAGTATGGGATAAAGCTCATAGCTTCGTTCTTCATTATAACATCTAACTCTTTCTTAAATCTGTCCTTATACTCTTTAGAATCGTTCCACCTACCATGAAACTTTATGCGTTCCATCATGTAAAATAGAGTTTGCTTATCGTAGTCATCGGTTATCTTCTGTATATTCTTAGGTATATCAATCTTTGGCAAATGAAACTCAAAGCTGACATCGATAGATTTCGCTTGCTCAGCTATCTCATATGTATTGTTAACCCACTCCTTATACATCGACGGCGTCAACCAGTCACCCAAGTGAACCTTCAGTTCCTTATACATCTGGGTAGATGTTCTCTGGTGGTATGACTCATGAAAGTAGAAACCATCTTTGTGTCCGTTCTTTTGAAGACAGTCTTGAACAACCTTGTCTCCCTTCTCTATGAAAAATGCAGATGTTGTTGGAATACACTTTAGCTTGTAGTTATCTACCATACTGGCCAAGAATATATTGTATGCTTTCTGTAAGTTACCCTCTGTAACAAGTCTGTTATCGGCTACTCTCTTGAATCCTATCTTATGGGTAAATCTATGTGTAACATCTACAGGAATAAACTCGACGTATAGATTGTCACCAAACAAGTGAATTAACCTATTTAGTCTGGCCTCAGCTATTACATCCTCACCCTTCTCTATCGCGTTGCCGAGATAGCTGTTTACACATGCTGTTCCAAACTTAAGACCACTACTGTGATCTTTTATATCATCCAATGTTACAATTGGTATTGTTTGCTTATTATGATCTATTGCATTCACATACCCTAATGACGATAACTTCATTAAATTAAAATAACCATCATTGTTTACTGCCCAAGCGTTCAATGTAAAGTAATCCTCATCTTTTAAGTCTAGTTTAAATTTCAGACCGAGTCCTGGTATACCAATAACCTTGTCAAGCTCGTGATCAGTCTTGTTCTTACTGTTATATTTCTTTATATACTCTTTAAATCTTATTGCTCTATATAGAGACACACCAGAGCCGTGATCTGTTATTGATAAGCCTGGGGCATCATTCTCTATACACCAGTCTATCCACTTCTCTGGCGCCAAGATTCCTTCCAACATGCTGAACTGAGAGTGAACATGAAGTTGAGCTGGCTCAGGCATATCTTCAACTTTAATGTCGTTTATATCTATTGATGGCTGATACTCAACCGTACTCTCACCAAGGGCGCTGGCAATATAACCATCTAAATTAATCGTTGCATCTATATCTGATAATGCATCGTGTGCATTTATATCGATGTCAAATTTTTTGCATAATGTAGCTAGTTTAAGATTCAATGTGCCAAGTTCTTTCTTACCAACAACCTTGGCCCTGGCGTAAGTATCATGTACATCAAGTAAGAATATTTTAAAGAAGTCGTTGTTTCTTCCATGCCTCTTAAAGGTGGAGTATAGGAATTTCTTATCAAAGATGACGTTAAAGCCAGCAGTAACAAACTTAGAACCAAAAGAATAAAGATATTCTATTAATTTGTTAAGCATCTCCTCTTGTGTTTGAAATGTCTTCATCTGTTCGACTGTGACGCCGTGAATATCTAGAGCGGCTTGCTCTATAGTCTCCCAGTTTGTCGGCTGACAGTATTCGTTGAATGTTTTTTGTTTTATCCCGTTAATAACCGGAATGCATGCTATCTGAATTATATCGTGCTTATACTCGTTGAGACCTGTAGTCTCACAGTCGTACCATAAAAAACCGTTCATTTATCAAACCTCCAAAGAAATGTTCCACGTATCTGATATTATACAAATACGTGGAACATGTGGAGGTTTTTAGGCTATCAGGCGCACTAAAACGTAAATACAAGATCCAGTGATGCTGTACCAGCGATAGTTTTGTTTAACTCAACAGCTACTTCATAACTATATATACTCTCGCTAGCGAGTGAAGAGATAATACCTGCCCTGTAAGATTCCCAGTAGGCACCTTCTAGCTCAAGATTGGCATTGATAGCATTGTGTGCAACGTTCACCGTAAAAGATTTCTTACCTGCAGCAGCTGCTGCAGCAAGTTCACCTGATACGAGTGTGTATGTTGATGTTGGTGTTGACTGTATCAACGAGAGACCAAGATCATATACAGCTATCATCTCTGTTTGTAAGTTGTAATCGGTTTTTAAACTCATAATTTTATCCTCTATGATTCAGCTAATTTCTTTAGCATCCTTGATTCTTCAACCTTCTCAAGTAAGAACTCTATCTTTGCTTTCTCATAATTAACAGCTGATGTATATCCAGCATTTAAGTCTTTAGCAATAATTTTTGCACTCTCAAGTTCTTGATCTTCTGATTTATCACTGAGAAGTTGTCTAATAGTGAATTCAGAGTCAGTTATCTCTTTAACTGCTTCATCTTCAGTTATACTAATTCTATCACTAACATAGGTATCAGTTAGTGTTTTCTTGTACTTTTTATTAGTTTTCTTTGTCATATTATACCTCCAAAGTATGTAATTATATTATCCTTATACTCTGAAATATTTTAATTAGTTGCTTTTGTTTTACGCTCTTCTCTGGTCTTTTTAAGATGACAACTTACCTCGTTATTATGCTTAGCAATATCCTTTAACTTGTAATTGCATAACACCTGTAAGTTGTCCTTATTGCAGAACAAACGATCTACAAAGGTATTCCAATCATCAAAACCATCCAGTATAACAGGATTAATATGATCGACAGCGACATCTGTTCCCTTAAACCACTTGCCGCATTCAGCACACAAGTACCTAACTGCCGGTCTCTTCGCTGGTGTACCATCTTTCTTCTTTAGTGGGAATTCTTTTCTAACTGCTTTTTTTGTCTCTTGAACGGCTGGTGATCTTGCAAACGCACGACGTAGAGCACCACGTATTGTAGCATTCTCATTCCACTTTTTCTTTTTCTTCTTAACCATTAATTGATTATACTATAGACTCCACTGGCCAGTGGACTTGTTGATTTTAAGATGTTCTTGAGCTTCTTTCATCTTCACATCTTTAATGTCTTTATTTTGAGTTTGTTCAGCTACTTTAACAGGGTTCTTCTTACTTCCCTGTTGCAAATCAGGTGCTTTAGGTAAACTTGCTTTAGCTTTTGGTACTTTAGCCTCTGGCATCTTTATTGATGGTAGTGTTGTTTGAGTTTTTAATGCTTTAAGTAATTTTTCTATTTTTTTAAACATAATTGATTATATCATAAAACATCACTAACAATAGATATTCCACTCCTTTTTTCAACTTTAACAATCTTAGGGAATAAAGTCTTTGCTTCTGATGCATGATCTATGACCCATATCTGCTTGTCTTTAGATATTCTATCAAGTAACTCTATAACTGTCTCTCGACCGATAGAGTCTAATCCATCAAATGGTTCATCTAATATAATTGGATTCAATACTATTCCAAATTGCTTCTTCAGGACGTCCAGGATTGCGAAATCCGCCGCCAGGGACAATGATCTATATTCACCGCCAGATAATGATCCAATTGATCTCTCTTTAGAATTTATGATTAAAGATTCTGAGAATTTTGCTGTTACATTTTTGTCTTTATTTACCTTATATGTCTGCAGTGAATATGACGCATTACCCCATATAGCAGATATATTATCCTGGATAAGATCGTTAAAGTTATTAACAAAATCTTCCATTATATGGGCTGGAGCACCAGTTGGTGCAAATACATTGCCAACTGCACTAATCATTATCTTTTCTTTATTATTGTTATTTATCTCATCTGATATAACTTTAGCATTTTGTAATATCTCATATATTTTAGTTTTCTTCTCTTTGTTGTTTTCCATTTTAGTTTGCTGTAGTGAATTAGATCGCTTAAGTGACCCCATGTTAATACTAATATCTGCTATTGAGGTAGACGCAGATATAAACTCAGCACTCTCATCTTGTTGCTTTTTATCTAGCATTAATAATAAATCATCTATATCTTTTGTTTTTTTAGCAATGTTAAGAGTTATAGTATTAATTTCTTTAAAGAGTACTTCTATTTTTTCATCTATATCTTTGTTATACTCAATACGAGTGTTTTTTAGCTCTTCTATAACATCAGATTTTAAAAGTTTCTTACCCACGGTGAACAACGGCTCTTTACAGTTTGGACACTCGTTGTCAGGATTGATTTCGGTGAGAGGTTGTTTCTTCCTCTCTAGGTTTATTAGATCAGATGTTAATCTACTGTGTTCTCTTCTTGCTCCGTCAATTTTTCCTCTTTCTGTTCTTGCTCTTTCTCTAACTTGCTCATATCTTCCGGTGTCTGGTCTTTTGATTCCGGATAACTTGGTAATGGTGTACTGTAGTTCCTCAATCTTCTTATTGTTGCTTGAAATAATCTCATTGATGCCATCTTCATCCTCCAGTGAGTCTTTATATATTTGCATATTGGACTTTAGTCCTTGCAGTTTAACATTATTCATATAATTATCACTATCTATAGCTTTAATCCTATCCCTGCATTCTTTATAATAAGAGTTAAACTTGTCTAAGTTCATTAACTCTAGTATAAACTCTTTCTTCTTGCTATCATTAAGTGATACAAATCTCTTATCATATGCACCTTGTGCTGTGTACATTGTTATTAGGAATTGATCATATGTTAAACCAATCTTTTGTTCAAATTCTTCTTGTCTTATATCTATTCTGCTTCCGTTTTTAAAGTATTCAACCTTTGTTGGTCTACATCGTTTAATAGAATAAGTATCCGTACCGACAAGCATATCACATTGAACACTACCAGATTTGGTGCCATTTCTAAATATTTCTGTTTTTGTTATTTTTCTTGGCACTTTATCAAATAAAGCAAATGACAAGGCGTTGAATATAGCAGTTTTACCTGAACCATTACCTCTATTATCATCATAGTTATAACCTTCTAGTAAAACTAAACCAGTCTTATCAAATTGAATTTCTGCTTCTTTTATACTAAGTATGTTCTCAATTTTGAGATTGGAAATTATCATCTAAACCACCTTTACATAGATTATACTACTCGTCGCGTGGTGGTTTAGTTCTGGTATGTAGTTGCTTTTTGTCGTCAAAGTACACCCAGTTCATTTCTAACATAGTCTCTAAGGAGTATGTTCCACCATTAACGAGACGAGGTACCTCGTTCTTCCAATAGTGGACATCTTGTCTGTCTTTAAGAATCTCTTCCTGATTGTCTATCCATTTTTTGTTTGTTAGCTTGTCTGCTACTTCTCTTACCTGTGCAGAGCCAGAGAGTACAGGCATCTGTCTCTCCATATACTCTTCACATTTATTACATGGGGTCACTGTTCGCTTAACTGATGCGAATATCTGCTCTTGATGTCCACATTTACATTTGAATGTGTACTTAGGCATTATTGCTCCTCGGCCGTTTGCATCATATCTTGAAAAGCTTGCTTGCTAAGTTCCATTTGATTCTCAAGACCAGAATCTCTTGGGACAACAACGATACCACCAAGAGTCATAAGCAACGATGCAACTGATAGAGCATTACCAATACTTACTCTACATACCTTAGCAGGTTCAATGACGCCGCACTCAAATGGATCACTGATCTCATGTGTATCAGCATTGAATATCTTATTGGGTAGTTTACCCTCATAGATCATATGCTCTTGCAAGTTGTACCAAATATCCTCAAACTGTTCACCACAGTTCTCTAATAGAATCTTGAAAGGGTGTCTCAGCGCTTTAGACATAATAAATCTAGATTTCGGATGTTGATCTGCTTGTTCAATTATATCTGCCAACATAAGATGAACACTACAGCCACCAGGAATAATGCCTTCAGCAATAGCAGAGCGAACTGCTTCTACAGCATCTTCAACACGACCTTTTTTCTCTCTTATCTCTAGATCAGATGCACCACCAACCCATATAGTAGATATACCACCTGTCAATTTACCGATCGCAGCTTTAATAAACATACGATCGTAGTCTGAGTGACAAGATTCAGCTATAGATTTTAATTCCTCAACTCTACTATTGATAGCTTCTGTATTTGGTTCAGCAATAACAAACGTCTCATACATATTACATTTTGCCGTCTCAAATCCACCAAAATCTGTATATTCAATATCTTCTATATTACCTGGATCAAATACTGCAGCTCCTGTATAAGCGGCCATATCCCTGAGGAACATTGACCTTGAATTTGGCATACCAGTTCTTGGTGTTTTAACTGGGGCAAAAACAAAACCAGCTTTCACATTCTTCGCAATCTTATCTAAAACTGTATCAGAAAAATCATGAGCAAAGATGATTATGGGAGAACCATATAAGTCTGTCCCCTCCATTGCATCTTGCATATATGAGAGTGTTTTTAAATTATTGATTGTTCCATCGTATAGAAATACTGCGCCATTGTCCATTGCAACTTGTTGACCAGCCCTATCATTAATAAATACTGGTCCAATCTGACCAAGCTCTTTAAGACCTGCTGTAACGATATAACCATCGATCGAATCGACCTTCATGTCATTGCCCTGAGACTCTTCTATAAGAACTGTCCCATCGTCTCCAGCAGACATAATAGCCTCAACTGCTGCACTAGCTATCTCTGTATCTCCATTAGCTGATATAGTTGCAACACTTACTAATTGCTCAGAAGTAAGGTCTACAAGTGCATGATCTTTTAGAAAGTTACACACAACATCGCTATATAACTTCTTTAACTCATTAACAACTTTCTGTGGATTGTATTTTGGGTTATCTTTCAAGAACTCGTGTCCTGCTTTGATAAGGGAGTCAGCAAGTACGATAGCTGTTGTTGTACCATCTCCAGCTTCCTTAGCTGTATTAAGACATATCTCTTTTGCTGCTTCAATTATGATATTAGCCTCGGCCTTATCAACACCAAGAGATTTTGCAACAGTCACACCATCTTTTGTAACAAGAGGTGATTGTCCATCTCTTTCAATCAGAACACCTCTACCACCAGGACCAAGAGTGGATCTAACTATTGTTGCCATGTTTTCAATGGTGCTACATACGACATCGTTGATGATCTCTTTATCAGAGACAATTTTTTTAGCCTTACTTTTTTGATATAACATCTCAAACCTTCCTATTATCTTTGTTGTTTTACTTTCATAAAATCATCGACTATCTTTTTATTCTTTTTCATCTTACGGTCACTCTTCTCAAATCCATAGTAGGAATGACCTAGCTTTAGTGCAGCTTCAAGTGCAGATGATGCACCACCGAACGGTTCAAATATAATAGAACCAGGGAGAACATCTGACATTCTTATCAAGAGTTCAGCTAGGTCCAAAGGATATGCTTCATCCAGAGAGCCAGTATCTATCTTCCATGTGTTACCTGGACAAGATAAGTCCTCATCACTTTTCAAATATTCTTTTATAGGGAGTCTATCTAATTTCCACACAGATCCGTTGCAAAAGTACATGACATACTCATGTGAGTTTACAAGATTGACCTCTGATCTCTTACCCGGTAACCACGTCTTCTCTACTATGATATTATCTACATGATCAAATCCTTCCTCTACAGCTATGTTAGCAACCTCAAACGGTCTGCTCTTGCACTCTATTGGGGCATAACATATCAAGAACATAACTCCATTCTTGACCATATTAGACTTGACTTTCTTTAGTAATTCTCTAAGTTTGTCAGGGTTATAGCCATCTCTCTTACGAATAGGGACACGAGACATACATATCTCAATCCCATGAGGAAAGACTGCGTCTTTGTCAAAGGGATCGAGTGAGCTTATTCTAATATTTGTACTAAAAAGATTGTTTAGATTATCCAATACTTACCTCTGATAACATTATACTAAGCACCAGTAGAACCAAAACCACCTGCTCCACGGTCTGTACTATCATCTATCACAAGTACGTGCTCTATCTCGTAGTCTGGTCCAAAAGGATGTATTATCATTTGGCATACTTTATTTCCAGCTTTAATATGAATCGGCTCATCTGTCACGTTTGTTGCTACTATATTTGGTTCACCGCGATAGGATTCATCTACAATCTCAGCTAACAAGGATAACCCTCTACAGCCAAGACCACTCTTTCCTTTTATGTGTGCGTACGTACTAACAGGAAGCTCCATCTTGAATCCAAGAGGGTGCTTTGTTACCTTACCTCTCTCAAAAACAATGTCTTCTGTAGCAAACAGATCAAAACCAGCATCTGTCTTGTGAGCTTTAACAGGTAGCTTACCACCCTCTAATACTTGCACCTTGATAATATTATTCACTTTACCTCCATTATTGTTTTAAATCTTGTATTTGTTTTACCAAACATTAAAAATAAACCATCAGTTATTAATAACTAACAAAAAATAACAAATAGTAGAATTGTTTTGTTTTCAGCTAACTAAAACTAAAGCTTAAGCAATGGATCATCAGCCTTGATAACAGTTACGTCATCTGTTATTTCCTTGTACATCTTTATCCTACCTCTAGCATGTCTAGTGAGCATCTTTGAACCTAAGGGAATATAATCATAAATAATACAAGTGTCTTTTATTGGTGTTTTACGTAATCCTCTACCCATTGACTGCGTTACGATACCTTTACTTGCCATAAAGTTAGCCATAACTAATACTTCAATGTTCTTAGTGTCCGAACCTTCCCCAACTTTACCTGTAGTACCAACTAGCCCAGGTATCTTCCTCCTGTTTAGCTGATCCACATACGACTGTGATTTCTTGTCCACTCCTTGAGCAAACGGTATGCCAAACTGCTTAGATAATTCTGTTCCGTGTTCTATCTCTGCGACAAGGCATAATAATGATTTTTTATCATTTATTGTTTTTTCTATATCATTATATATTTGTTTTTTCATAGCATCGTTATTTAACACATGCTCTTTGTAA